GGTAGATAAAGAGGATTATTCACTTGCAATGGAAAGAAGCCCTATTAAAGACGTGGAAATCAAAGTTTTACTGAAAAGGGCACTTACAGATAGGCTCCATGATAGAGAAATGTATATGCAAGGTATTGATATAAGTTATGAATATGAAGGATATAATACCTTTAAGACAGAACATTTATAGGCTGTCAGGATAATAATGAAACATTCTTCGTTCAACAAAAACACCAGGAGATATCCATTGCTCTTTGGTTATGAGTCAGAAATTATGAAAACATTTGGAAATAGAAGGTCCAGATGTTTTTTTTAGGTAGTTTTATATGAAAGAAAAGTATTGGGGAAAATGGGCACTTGTTGCAAAAAGAAGAGATGTACAATAAAAACAGCGCCAGGGGAGATAGAATCTCCCCTATATATCCTTGTCCATTGGGAGTAAACATAGAAGATGAATAGTTACATCATTGATTTATTAGCTACTAAAATGGAGGACATAGAAATAAAAAAATTATAGGAGCTCTACCTCTAAATAAGGTTCAAAATGGATTAAATAATAACCAATTTTTGTACATACTCCATATTTTGAACGATAATGGGAGATAGCCTCCTGCAAATATTCTGTTGTCACACCTAAATAGTCGGCGGTATCGTATAGATTTTGGCATTTATTTCGATATGCATGAATGATACCATAGAGTCCTATTAGTTTGTTATATCCCCATATCCGGCCAAGCCTTTCCTCCTTGCGGTTTGTTACAATACTTTGATCTAAGATGTTTTGTGTTGCAGTGAAATGATGACCTAGTTCTTCAGCCAAAATGCATTTTTTTGCAGTATTGTCACCTAATGATTGATTGATGAGTATTAAATTGTTACAGTACAATCCATCATGGGATTGAAGGGGATATTCTTCTACTGTAACGCCTGACTCTTCACATTCATGAATGAGTTCCTGGTAATTCAAATGAATTCCTCCTCTCTAGTTTCTTTAACCGATGTTTGATGAGAGCAATATCCTCTTCTATGCCTTCTTTAGTGGCATCTTTGCATTCATGAGCGGCAAGGATAAGATTGGATGGTTCTTCTTCTTTGCCAGTATAGATTTCTAAATGGGAAAGCTCCTTAATCCGTTTGATTGCCTCCTTCTGACCAGTATGATTTAAACGATGATAATAGTCTAATAATTCATGTATTTCTTCAGAAGAGTCAAGAAAATAGGAAGAATTTCTTTCCATTGGTACATCAAAACCCATTAGCCAAGCTTCACTCACATGTAAAGCCATTCCCAGCATTACTAATTTTTCCTGGCTGGGTTCATTTTTCCCAGATACATATTGACTAATGTCGGACTTGTTCATTTTGATATGGTACTTGTTACACAGAGGAAGAATAAGATTTAAAAGATCAACCTGTCTTAAATTTCTTTCCTCCATGAGCTGCTTAAGTCGTCTTGATGTATTTTCACGTTTCAATGGGATACCGCCTTTCTACAAGTATGTCTAAAAGGGCTTCTTCTATAATGAAGAAGCTTCTTAATCTATACTTTTACATAGTGTTTACTTTTATTCTTTCAAACATACTTTCTAATTTATTATACCAAATTTTTTTAAGAAGTTCAATATAATATACTGTTTTAGTTAAATAATTTGAATTTTTGTTGACAATGTAAAAAAACAATGATAGGATAACAAAAGTTAAATATATTGAACTAAAAGAAGAGGAGGGTGAAAAGATGTTATTTGATTATAACAAGCTGAAAGGAAAAATCAAAGAAAAATATAAAAGTCAAAGTAACTTTGCTTTAACAATAGGGTGGTCAAACCGTACATTATCTTTAAAGTTAAATGGAAAAAGAGCTTGGACTCAGGTGGATATATGCAAAGCTATGAAACTTCTTGATTTAGAAGAAAAGGATATTCAAACCTATTTTTTTACACCAAAAGTTCAATATTTTGAATAATTGCTTTGTAAAGGTAAAAGAAAGGAAAGAGAGGATAGGATAGTGGAAAAGGATGAATACATAATGACTGTAGAAGATTGTATAAAGATGTATGAAAGGGAGAATAAATTTGTTTGCATACAAGACGGAAAGGTAAAAGGAATTTATAAAAATAAAATAGATAAAGTCATTAGGCAAAGAGAAAATGATAAAAATCTCATGGAAGGAGATGAAGAGGCATGACATTTGAACAAGCTTGTCAAATATATTATATTCATATGGAAATTAAAGCGCTACAATTAGATTTAGCAAGATTAAAAGAGGAGAGAAGGTATGTTAAGGCAACAAATCTGACAGGTATGCCTAATGGAAAAGGAGGATACAAAAATTGGATGGATGAATATTTAATAAAAGAAGAGGAATTACAAAATCTTCTAAATGAAAATTTATATAAACTTCAGGTAGAGAGAAAAAATTTCGAGGAATTTCTCCAGGGAGTGGAAGATGCTCAGATGAGACTTATTCTCCGCCTTCGATGTGTGAATAATCTATCATGGGAAGCTATAGGAGAGGAGTTAGACAAAGATAGAAGGACAGTTTCCAATAAATTTAAAAAATTTTTTCTTTTGTACAGTAAGTGACATGCCACCTATGTTATAGTGTAGACTAGAAAAGAGAAAGGACATCAGAAAAGAACTGGTGTCTTTTTTCTTTTTAAAAAAAGAGTACTGGGTGGGGGCTCTTTTTTATTTTAAAAAAATCAAAAAGGAGGAATGAGATATGGGAACATAAAGTAAGTAACAGAGAAATGGCGCAAGATAAAAAAATAAAGAAAATAAGGATGAACATGTTGATAGGAAAATGCCTATGAGAAAGATTTTATATTTTTATGCAAGGGAATGTCCCCCCTGCAAGTTTTATAAAAAGCAATTTATTGAGCCCTTAGAACAATTGGCTGGGAAGGAAAAAATCCAACATATTAATGCCAAGGATTATCCTTTCATAGCTGAACAGTACAGTGTGGAACGATTGCCCACCCTTATTCTTTTGGAGGGCAGCCAAGTTGTTTTACGCCGTTCAGGGGCAATTGACATTGAGGAGCTTTTAGATTATTTGCAAAAAGAATAGAACAAGTGCAAGGAAGAAAGGCGAGGAACACCTTATGTATGGACAACTAGGATATATGGATTTCATTGCTGGAATTCAAAAGAAAATACAAGAAAAAACAGGGCTTTTGTGTTATGACACAGCGCCAGAAAATGCCCTGGCCCCTTATTATATGGCAAAGATAATAAATAAACGACCTGCCCATAGTAAAACTATGTATATGGATGTTTTAACAGTTTGGATTCATGTCATAGCAGAACCTTTGGCTTCCCTTTCCTCTGTATATGAACAATTACAAGGTTTGGAAGAGGCACTGACAGAGGATATTGCATTGCCAGATGGATTTGAAGTTATTGTACAGTCCAATACAGGAATAGAAATGATAAAAACAGAAGAAAAGGAAAAAGAACATATAGCTCTTGTCTATGAGTTTATAGTTTGTCATGGACTAAAGTGTTGTAATTGAAAGGAGAAAAAAGATGAGTAATTTTGAAAATAATATGTATTGTGATTTTGAGAGCAATGGAGCAAAGGCAGTAGCAGGTAAGGATATTCTTCTTGCTATTTACAATAGTACAGGAGAACGGCTGCTTGCTGTTTCTGGACAGCAGGGGCTGACCATTAACCGTTCTTCAGAGAGCATTGAAGTAACAAGTAAAGATACAAAGGGCGGCTGGAAATCCAAAATCAGCGGGATGAAAGAGTGGAGCATTGACAATGATGGATTATATGTACCAAACGATGAAACACATAGAGAATTAGGGAAAGCATACAATGACAGCGAGCTTGTTTGTATAAAAATTATTAATATGAAAACAAAAAAAGGTATGTTTGGAGGATTGGCAGTTGTGACGGACTATTCTTTAGAAGCACCTTTTGACGCTGCAATGACATATAGTATTTCTTTGGAAGGAAACGGTCCTTTGGTAGATCTGACAGATGAGGGAGCAGACGAGATGCCAGAAGGTACAGGTGCAAACCCTGATCCTGGAAACACACCAACTACATAATAAAATAAAAAGTATGAGTATGGAGGAAAAAATGTTAGAAATTGCAGGTAAAGCTTATGAATTAACCTATAGTTTAAAAAGAATTGAAATGATTGAAGCGGCCACAGGAAAACCTTTGATGGCAGAGCTAAAAGGAAACGGGGGATTTTTATCTATCTCCACATTAAAAATGTACTTTGCATACGCCTTAAAATGCCAGGATGATAACAATTATGTGAAAATTAAAGAAGGTATAGAACTGGCAGAAAAACTTATAGAGGATGAAACAGCAGGGTATGTTTCCTTAAATGTAATGGTATTGGAGGCGTTGCAAAGAGACTG